ATTTAAAAATAAGACGTTCAGGATTTTCTTTTATGAGTTCATGTGAAGGAGTAAACAAAGCTACCATTACAAAAGATTCTAGGATAGGTATACTATCTAAAACAGGTTCCGATGCTAAGAAGATGTTTACAGATAAGGTTGTACCCATATCTAATAACTACCCATTCTTTTTTAAACCTATTCAAGATGGTATGGATAAACCTAAAACAGAGTTAGCATATAGGGTTCCTGCATCTAAGATTACAAAAAAGAATATGTCTACCATAGCGGATGAAGAGCTAGAGGGATTAGACACTACTATTGACTGGAAGAATACAGGAGATAATAGTTACGATGGTGAGAAGCTTCAGTTATTACTACACGATGAGAGTGGTAAGTGGGAGAAGCCTGATAACATATTAAACAACTGGCGTGTAACTAAAACATGTTTGCGACTAGGTAGTAAGATTATTGGTAAGTGTATGATGGGTTCTACATCTAATGCTTTAGATAAGGGAGGTAGAAACTTTAAAAGTTTATATGAAGATTCTTTTCCATCTAAAAGAAACTCTAACGGTCAGACTAAAAGTGGCTTGTATTGTTTATTTATTCCTATGGAGTGGAACTTTGAAGGATATATAGATATATACGGTATGCCTGTATTACGTACACCTGACAAACCAGTACGTGGTATAGATGGAGAAGATATTACAATGGGTGCTATAGATTATTGGGCAAACGAGGTGGAGTCTTTACAAAGTGATGCCGATGCATTAAATGAGTTTTATAGACAGTTTCCTCGTACAGAGTCTCATGCATTTAGAGATGAGAGTAAACGTTCTTTATTTAATCTTACGAAGATATACCAACAGATAGATTATAACGATTCATTAATAATGGACAGACATGTAACGACAGGTTCTTTTCATTGGAAAGATGGTATAAAAGATTCTAAGGTTATATGGACACCACAGAGGTATGGAAGGTTTAAGGTTAGTTGGACACCGCCTCCTCACCTACAGAACAATGTTATTATAGAAAAAGGAATGAAGAAACCAGGTAATGAATCTATCGGTTCATTTGGTTGTGACTCGTACGATATATCAGGTGTGGTATTAGGCAAAGGTTCTAACGGTGCGCTGCATGGTTTAACTAAGTTTAATATGCAAGAGGCGCCCTCTAATCATTTCTTTTTAGAGTATATAGCTAGACCACAAACAGCAGAAATATTTTTTGAAGAGGTCTTAATGGCTTTAGTGTTTTATGGAATGCCTATACTCTGTGAGAATAATAAACCTAGATTATTATATCATTTAAAGAACAGAGGATATAGAGGGTTTTCTATGAATAGACCAGATAAGACGTATACTAAACTTTCAAAAACAGAAAGAGAACTAGGAGGTATACCTAACTCTTCAGAGGATGTAAAACAATCGCATGCTTCTGCTATTGAGTCGTATATAGAAAAGTATGTGGGTATAGATTTTGATGGAAACTATAGAGACCCAGGAGATATGGGAGATATGTATTTTGGTAGAACATTAGAGGATTGGGCTAAGTTTGATATTACAAATAGAACTAAGTTTGATGCAGCTATAAGTTCTGGATTAGCTATCATGGCTAACCAAAAGCACTTATATACACCGTCTAAAGAAAAATCAAAAATAAGTATTAACTTTGCAAGATACAATAACACCAGCAATAAAAGTCAAATAATTAGATGAAAGATGTTAAGATAAGTATTAAATCTGCTGCGTTTCCTGACCAATTTGCTACCGATAGACAAAAGGCATCCGATGAGTTTGGCTTACAGGTAGGACAAGCTATACAATACGAGTGGTTTAGAAAAGACGGAATGCGATGTAGGTTTTATAACCAGTGGCAAGAGTTCCATAAACTAAGACTGTATGCCAGAGGCGAGCAGTCTGTAGCAAAATATAAAAACGAGTTAGCGGTAGATGGAGATTTATCGTATCTTAATTTAGACTGGACACCCGTTCCAATCATACCAAAGTTTGTAGATATTGTAGTTAACGGAATGTCGGATAGACTTTTTAAAGTTAACTGTATTGCTATGGATGCTATGTCGGCAGAGAAACGTAATGAGTTTCAAAGAATGGTAGAGGTGAATGTAGTAAATAAAGATTTATTTAAACAGGTTGAGCAAGACTTTGGTATAAGTATATTTCAAACAGACCCTGAAACTTTACCAGGTAATGATACAGAGATGGAGTTGTATATGCAGCTTAACTATAAACCTGGAATTGAGATAGCTAATGAGATTGCTATTAATACAATGCTTGAAGAAAGTCATTATGCGGATATACGTAAAAAAGTAGATTACGACATTGCAACACTAGGTATAGGAATGTGTAAGCATGAGTTTCAAGCGGGTGACGGTATTCGTGTTAAGTATGTTGACCCAGCAAATGTTGTATATAGTTATACGGAAGACCCTTACTTTAAAGATTGTTTTTATTGGGGTGAACTTAAAACAGTTCCTATTGCGGAGCTTATAAAGATTGACCCAGAGATTACTAATGAAGAGATGGAAGAAATATCTCGATACAGTCAATCTTGGTATGACTACTATAATGTAGCTGCTATGTATGAAAACAGTATGTTTGCTCGAGATACATGTACATTATTATACTTTAACTATAAGACTACTAATACATTTGTATATAAAAAGAAACAATTATCTGAAGGGACTTTTAAGACCGTAGAGAAAGATGATGAATTTAATCCACCACAAGAAATGATGGAGGAAGGAAACTTTGAAAAAGTAGAAAAAAGAATTGATGTTTGGTATGAGGGTGTTATGGTTATGGGTACAAACATTCTTTTAAAATGGCAGATGATGGAGAATATGGTAAGACCTAATTCTGCAAATCAGTTTGCTATGCCTAACTATGTTGCGTGTGCACCACGTATGTATAAAGGAGTATTAGAATCTTTAGTTAGAAGAATGATTCCTTTTGCAGACCTTATACAAATAACACATTTAAAGATACAACAGGTAGTAGCTAAGGTTGTGCCTGATGGTGTATTTATAGATGCTGATGGATTGAGTGAAGTAGACTTAGGTACAGGAGCAGCATACAATCCTGAAGACGCTTTAAGATTATACTTCCAGACAGGTAGTGTAGTTGGTAGAAGCTATACACAGGATGGAGAGTTTAATAATGCTAGGGTTCCTATACAACAGCTTACATCTAATAGTGGGCAAAGTAAAATGCAGATGCTTATAGGAAACTATAACCATTACTTAGGAATGTTAAGACAAGTTACAGGATTAAATGAAGCGAGAGACGGTTCAACACCAGACCCTTATTCATTAGTTGGTGTTCAGAAGTTAGCAGCCTTAAACTCTAATGTAGCGACAAGACATATACTAAATGCTAGTTTATATATTACTAGAACATTAGCGGAATGTTTATCTATTAGAACTGCAGATGTTTTGCAGTATGCAGATTTTAAAGATGAGTTTGCTATGCAGATTGGTAAATATAACTTAGGTATATTAGAGGATATTAAAAATTTATATCTATATGACTTTGGAATATTTATAGAGATGACACCAGATGAAGAAGAAAAAGCACAGCTTGAACAAAATATACAGATGTCTTTACAGAATGGTGGTATTGATTTAGAAGATGCTATAGATATTAGAACTATAAATAACTTAAAGATGGCTAACCAGCTACTTAAAGTAAAGCGTAAACAGACGCAGGCAGAAAAGCAACAGATGGAGCAGCAGAAGCAACAGATGGATGCTCAATTAAAATCACAGCTTCAACAACAGGCGGCTCAGGCAGAGATGCAGAAAACACAAATGGAGCTTCAAGCTAAAATACAAGTAAAGCAGGCAGAGATTGCTTTTGAAATTGAGAAACAAAAGAATGAGGCAGACCTTAAACGTCAATTAATGGCAGTAGAATTTAACTATCAGATGCAGATTCAAGGCGTTCAACAATCACAGATTGATGCTAGAGAAACTCAAAAGGAAGAAGCTAAGGCAGCTCGTATAAGTATGGGGAATACACAACAATCTAAAATGATTGAACAACGTAAACGTAATCTACCTGCTATAAACTTTGAATCAAACGAAGATAGTTTAGATGGTTTTGACCTTGCAGAATTTGAACCTAGATAGGCTTAAATAAATAAAATAAATAAATACTAACTTTGTAAAAATTAAATTAAATGGATGAAAATAAATTTACTGTAAAAGAAGTTACAGGTGTCGAGAAATCGAAAGTAGAAGTTGAAGAGGAATTACTAAAGAAGCACGAAGAGCAATTTGAGGATTCTAATAGTGAGGAAACTACAACAGAAAAGGTAGAGATACCAGAGGTCGAAACAAAAGAAGTGGAAGCTCCCGCACCAGAGTTAAATGATGCAGACGTTCTTTCTTATATTAAAAATAGATACGATAGAGATATCGACTCAGTAGAACAACTTTTTGAAACTAAAGAATCAAACGTTGATTTACCTGAAGATGTTTCTGCGTATTTTAAATACAAAAAAGAAACTGGTCGTGGTATCGAAGACTTTGTTAATTTACAAAAGGATTATGATAACATGGACGGTAACACATTGTTATCTCAATACTATGCTCACACTGAAGAAGGTTTAGATAGTGAGGATATAAAAGATTTAATAGAAGATAAGTTTAACTACGATGAAGACGTAGATGAAGAAGCTGATATTAAAAAGATTGAGAGAGCAAAGAAAAGAGAACTTGCAAAAGCTAGAAAGTTCTTTAACGAGCAAAAAGATAAATATAAAATTCCTCTTGAGTCAAGTGGGGGTGGGTTATCTGATGAGCAAGTTAAAGAAATGGAAAGCTATAAAAGTTATATAAAAGAGTCAAACACAGCTAAAGAAGCACAGAAGAAAAGGTACGACTACTTTCTGGAAAAAACTGATGAGGTTTTTAATGACGAGTTCAAAGGTTTTGAGTTCAAGGTCGGAGAAAAAAGTTTTACTTTCAAACCTGGTGATAGCAATGAGTTGAAGAGTAAGCAATCTGACGTAAATAATTTCGTGAGTAAATTCATGGATAAAGAGTCAGGGCTTATTGCAGACCCTAAAGGTTATCATAGAGCCATTTCAGTTGCTATGAATCTTGACAAGTTTGCTGAATTTTTTTACAATCAGGGAATGACGGAAGCTGTAGATAATGTTTCTAAAAAATCAAAGAACATTAATATGGACAGTATACGTAAGACTCCTGAGAATTTCAGTAAAGATGGATTGAAGATTAGAAACGTAGGCGATAGTAGCAGTGGGAAGGGACTCAGAATTAGAAGTATTAAGAAAAAATAAAAATTTAAAAAAATGGCAGTATTAGGAACTCCAGGCTTTGATTTACAACCTAGTGCACAACAGGTTGCAACAGCCACAAATTACATTACTAACTTCGATTTCTTAAATCAGTATCTTCCAGATACATACGAGAAAGAGTTCGAACGTTATGGTAATAGAACAGTAGCATCATTCTTACGAATGGTTGGTGCTGAAATGCCTTCCAACTCAGACCTTATCAAATGGGCAGAGCAAGGAAGATTACACACAAAGTACACAGGATGCTTGGCAACAGGATTTGCAGCAGGTTCACACACAGCTACATGGATTATTCCAGCAGCACAAGTTACACCAGCTTCACCTCCAGCTTCAAGCCAACCAACAGGTGGTTATCAAGCGATTAGAGTAGGACAGACTATTATGATTTCTGACAGTACACCAGGTTCAACTTTGCAAAACAAAGCGATAGTTACATCATCTCAGCCAGCTGCAGCAGGTCCAACTTACACAATTGATGTTGCTTACTATGAGACAACGGGACAAACTATGGGTGCTGCAGACCCTTGTGATATTTTTGTATATGGTTCAGAATTTCAGAAAGGAACCAATGGAATGGCGGGTTCTTTAGAGGCTCAAGATTTCATTTTCGAGAACTCTCCAATTATCATAAAAGATACTTACGAGGTAAGTGGTTCTGATATGGCACAGATTGGATGGGTAGAAATTTCTACTGAAGACGGAGGAACAGGTTACTTATGGTACCTTAAATCTGAGCACGAAACTCGTTTACGTTTTGAAGACTACCTAGAGACAGCTATGATTGAAGCAGTTCCAGCAGAAGCAGGTTCTGGTGCAGCGGCTATCGCAACAGGTGCAGCTTCAGGAGCGGGTAATAAAGGTTCTGAAGGTGTATTCTACGTGGTAAACAATAGAGGAAATGTATGGAGCGGGGGTAACCCAACAACTCTTGCAGGTTTCGATAGCGTTATCCAACGTTTAGATAAGCAAGGTGCGATTGAAGAAAACGTAATCTTTGTAAACAGAGATTTCTCTTTCGATATTGACGATATGTTAGCAGCACAAAACTCTTACGGAGCGGGTGGTACTTCATATGGTTTATTCGATAACGATGAGGAGATGGCTCTTAACTTAGGATTCACAGGATTCCGTAGAGGTTATGATTTCTACAAATCAGATTGGAAATACTTAAACGACCCAACAATGCGTGGTGGTTTAACAGGTGGTAAAATTAGCGGAATGTTAGTTCCTGCAGGTTCTACTACAGTATATGACCAAATCTTAGGTAAGAACGCTAAACGTCCATTCTTACATGTACGTTATAGAGCGTCTGAAACTGAAGATAGACGTTACAAAACTTGGATTACTGGTTCAGCTGGTGGTGCAAGAACATCTTCTTTAGATGCAATGACAGTTAACTTTTTATCAGAAAGAGCGGTATGTACTTTAGGTGCAAACAACTTCTTCTTATTCCAAGATTAACAAATAGTAATTAGGGGAGGATTAACCTCCTCCCCTTTTTTTTTAATTTTAATTTAATACAATGAAAACAAAACAAAAAGCAGTAGCTAAAAGCTATAGATTAACAAGTGATATAGCACCATTATCTTTTATGCTAAACTCACACCACAACCACAGAGCACCATTATTATATTTTGATGAAGAGAAAGGTATTAACCGTCCCCTTCGTTATGCAAGAAACCAAAGAAGTCCTTTTGAGGATGAGCAAGATGGTAACGCTATAATGGAACCTATCATATTTGAAGATGGATTTCTACGGGTAGAAAGAAGTAATCAGGTATTACAAGAGTTTTTATCTTATCACCCTGGTAATGGGCAAATATTTGAAGAGGTAAATGAGGCTAGAGATGCAGCCGACGAATTAGAAATGCAAGAAATAATATTAGATGCTCAGTTATTAGCAAGGGATATGTCCACTTCTAAATTAGAAATGGTATGTAGAGTTTTAATGGGAGCTAGAGCGGATAATATGAGTACAGCAGAACTTAAACGAGATGTGTTAGTATATGCTCGACATAATCCAGAGGATTTTATAGATACATTAAATGACCCTGCGTTACAAATGTATGATGATGTGGTACAAATTTTTGCTAATAATTTATTATCTAAAAGAAATAAAGGTAGAGATGTATACTTTAACTTAAAGGATAACAAGACTAAGATACTAACAGTACCTTTTGGTGAAGATGCTAATGACATTATGGCTTCATACTTTCAAACAGACGATGGTATAGAGACGTATAAGTTATTAAAGCAAATGCTTAAGGGTAATACAAAGGCTAAAAAGTCGTAATATATTTTACGTATCTTTGTACTTTATTAATTCATAAATTTTTTTTATTATGTTAAAGTATTTAAAAGTTTCGCACGATGATATGGACCATTTAATTCCTATCAATCAAATTTTAGGTGTTGAAAAGCCAAGTGGAAATACTAAAGTTGTTATTTTCATGAACAGTGTAGGACACACAGCATCAGGTGCTTCTGAAGTTTTAGGTTATGAGATTACTGCTACAACAGCAAGTGATGCTGCTAAAACTAAAGCACAGTTAAATAAAGTGATTGAGTTGATTGGAGAAGCGGCAGCTACTTCATGGACTAATCCTATATTTGACATTACTCCTTTACTACCTCACGCAGTTACAGCTATTGCACAAGTAGAAGTTGAGTTCTCAGCGTAGTATTAGTAAACACTAATTAAGGAAGAGGTTCTAAGAAATAGAGCCTCTTTTTTTTTGTTATCTTTGTGGTATGACTAAGTATCTAATATTTGATAG